TGGGTATTTCTACGAGATGATCGGGAAGCACGGGCTACAGATTAGGCCACGGCCCGAGGTGTCGCAGCTTAACAAAACAAGATCAGAGATTAGATCATACTCAAAAACTCTCGGCCTTCTTTTGATGAAAGACCGCGAGACAATTCCACAAGGCGAGGAGAAAGAACAATGGGACTAGGTCGTCGATTAAAGCGCGTGCCACTCAATCCGAAAATCCTTTTCGATTTTCTGAAATCTGGAATAAAGAAACTTTCTGTCATTGGCTTCCCCGCCGACGCGGAGTTTCGGGGAGTGTCATTCGACGCCCCATCTAACTCGTGGCAAATGTTTATCGAGCACGAGTCCTTTGAGGAAGTGCCCGAGTACGACGTCGTGCCCGAATTGATACCGCAAGTTACTGTGCTCATCGAAGACGTCGAAGAGAAATAGTGGCGAAACAATTCGACCCCCAGAAATTTCCAAACTGCCTCCGTGGTCACGAGTACGCCGAGAGCATCGTGCGCGGAGATATACCGGCATCGAAGTATTTGATCGCCGCGTGCGAGAGATATTTGGGAGAGGTCGACCAAGAAGATAATCCAATTTATTATTTCGACCCCGAGCGAGCGGAGAGATATCTGCGCCTCGCTCAAAAGTTTGAACACGTCATCGGAAAGTGGTCGGCTAAGAATATATTCTTCGAGCCGTGGCAGTGCTGGGTGTGGATGAATATTATGGGATTCATTTCCCGTAAGACAGGATTCAGAAGATTCCGCATTGCCCACCTAGAAATGGCAAGAGGTAACGGGAAGTCCGCCCTTGCATCTATCGCCGCTCTCTACTTCATGGCACTTGATAACCCGCAAGGAAACCAAGTCGCCACCGTCGCCACTAAAAAAGATCAGGCGAGAATTGTTTTGGATTCTGCGCGAGCGATGGCGCGGAAGAATAAATCTTTTGTCAGAAGTCTTGGCATTCGAGTCCTCGCGCACAACATCATGCAAGAGACTACCAATTCCAGTATCCGTGCTCTTTCCTCCGAGGCCTCCTCTCTCGACGGCTTGAACGATGTCCTTGCCGTGTGTGACGAGCTTCACGCGATGAAGAGAGAGACCTTCGATGTTATTTATTCCGGTATGTCTAAGCGATCTGATTCCCTCACTCTTTGCATCACGACGGCGGGCTTCGATGTTGACAGCGTCGGCTACTCGCAGTCGATCTATGCAAAGCGAGTGGCTCTCGGGGAATTTAACGATGACCAATTTTTCTCTGCCGTCTATTGCCTCGATGAAGGGGACGACATCTACGACGAGAAGAATTGGATAAAGGCAAATCCAAATTGGGGAGTGTCAGTCGACCCGGTGACTTTCCTGGCAAAGGCCGAGAAGACAAAGAAGACGCCGAACGATCTTCCGAATTTTAAAGTTAAGCACTTAAACATTTGGGTCTCTGAGGCCAATGCGTTTTTCGATCAGGCTCAGTGGGATGCGTGCGCCAACAAGTCCTTGAAGATTGAAGACTTCAAAGACGAGAGATGCCGATTAGGAATTGACCTTGCATCACATGTCGATCTCACGAGCATCGGAATTGTGTTTTGTCGCGGAGACAAATATTACATCTTCGATAAAACTTTTATTCCAGAAGAGACTCTAGCGCGAGAGCATAGCAATGATCTCTACGCGGAGTCGGTCGCAAGCGGACATCTCATCAAGACTCAGGGTGCGGCGATCAACAATGACTACATCCGAGAAGAAGCCATCTTGCTCGCCGATCAATTCAGAGTGGAAGAATGTTTCTACGACACTTGGAATGCTACCGAGATGGCAAATAGGCTTTCGGATAAAATAGAAATGGTAAAGTTCGGTATGAACACTGCCAACATGAGCGAGCCGATGAAGAAGCTCGATGCCCTAATGCGCGAGGGTCGCATCGTACACTGCGGCTCTCCGCTTTTGCGCTGGTGTCTCGGCAATGTCATCGCCAAGCGAGACCATAACGATAACGTCTATCCGAGAAAGAGCCATGTCCGATTGAAGATCGACCCTATCATCGCAATCCTCATGGCGCTTGCGGGATGGCTCCAGGATGAAGGCACGCAATCGGTCTATGAGAGCCGGGGGCTTCTGATACTTTAGTCGCCCCTACTCATGGCCCTTTATCCAGTCAATGCCCGTAATCGACGCGATAAGTCACGCCTAGCCCCAGTCTTCCCTCGATTTTTCTTTACTTGGCCCTGTTTTGAAATCACTCTCGGAATCATCGAGGGTTAAATGCCGAGCAAAATCTTTGGATTCCGAGAAAAGGCCCAACATCCATTCGAGATTAAATGCAAGTCGGCGACCAAGGCCGAGATAGTTCTTTACGCTCCAATCGGAGAGTCTTTCTGGGGTGATTCAATTTCCGCAAAGCAATTTTCCGATGAGCTTAAAAAGCTAGATGCTTCGGTGAACGAAATTTCCGTGAGAATAAATTCTCCGGGTGGAGACGTCTTCCACGGCATCGCAATTTACAATCGCCTAAAGCAGCACAAAGCAAAGATCATCGTTTATGTCGACGGCCTAGCCGCCTCCATCGCCTCGATCATCGCTCTCGCGGGCGATGAAGTAATCATGGGCGAGGGTGCGCTTTACATGATTCACAAGCCTTGGTCATTTGCGATGGGAAACTCGAATGACTTCGAGGAGACAATCAATCGCCTCCTCGATGTTGAGGAGCAGCTAGTTTCTATTTACGCAAAGAAAACCAAGATCGACAGAAACGAAATTAAGAAAATGCTTTCGGACGAGACGTGGATGGATGCAGAGCAGGCGGTAGAAAAAGGATTCGCCGATTCTACCTTTGAGGACTCGGTGCCAATCGCAGCGTCCGTTTTCGATTCCGCGAAGTGGATTCAAAAGGCTCCAAAGACTTTCAAGTCGGAGACTTCTGTAATCTCGGCGGCCAAGGATGATTTAAAAAAGAAGATTGAAGAGCGTTTGAAGAAGTAAAACGAGGAATTAGCTCGCCCCGTGCGCAGCGGCCTCTCGATAGGAAACAATTTAAAACGGAGAATGAAAAATGACAATCGAGCAAATCCGAGCGCGCCTCGCCGCAATCAGCGCACAGCTTGAAGGTATCTCTGCTGGGGCAGAGGGCTTTTCGACTGAGCAAATTTCACAGATCGAAGACCTCAACACTGAGTTTGAGTCTCTCACTGCTCAAATGAGCGCCCTTGAAAAAGTGGACGCGATGAAAGCAAAAACAGAAGCTCCGGCTCCCCGCAAGGTAGTTGCCGCTGCTCCGACTCGTATCGAAGTCGGCCAGTCTGGCACAGACCGCTTCGGTGGCTTCAAGAACACAGGCGAATTCTTGATGGCCGTCAAGTCGGCATCGGGTGGCCGTGTAGACCCAAAACTTCACAACGCGATTGCGTATGAGAAGAATGGCGAAGACGGTGGATTCCTGGTTCCAGAAGAAATGTCTCAGGCTATCGTGAAGAAACTTGCTACAAGCGAGTCGCTCTTGAGCGCCACTCGCCAAATGCAAGTCGGCGGCAACTCGCTGTCTCTTCCGATTGACGAGAGCCAGCCGTGGAACAGCGGCGTGCAGGCTTACTGGGTTGGCGAAGGCCAGGCCATCGGTACATCGAAACCTAGCTTCGGTCGTGCGGACCTCCGCCTCCAGAAGTTAGCGGCACTTGTGCCAGCTACCGACGAGCTTCTCGAAGATGCTACGGCTCTTGAGTCGTACATCAAGATGGCAGCGCCGGAAGCAATCATGCACAAAGTAAACAGCGCAATCCTGACAGGTGACGGAGTAGCGAAGCCACAAGGCCTTCTCAATTCTCCATTCACAATTCAGGTGGCTAAAGAAGGCGCTCAGACTGCGGACACTATCAATGCGAAGAACATTATCAAAATGTACTCGCGCATGATCCCCGCAGCTCGCGCAGGCGCTAAGTGGTACATCAATGCAGGAGCAGAGGAGCAGCTCATTGGTTTGAAGGACGATGTCGGAAACTACATCTACTTCGGACCAGGCGCGATGAACCAGTCGCCCTACGCGACTCTTCTCGGTCGCCAAGTGGTGCCAATGATGTCTTCTCTCCCAGCCTTGGGCGATGTTGGCGATATCTTGTTCGCCAATCTCGACTACTACTGGACAATCGTGAAGGCTGGCGGAATCAAATCTGCGGCTTCAATCCACTTGTACTTTGATCGTGAGATCACGGCATTCCGCTTCTCGATGCGAATCGACGGCAAGGTGCCTTTCAAGTCTCCAGTAACTACAGAATTCGGCGCTCATCAAATGTCGGCTTTTGTTAAACTTGAGGCTCGCTAGTTTGATTCTGTGATAGGGGGCCGCTACTAAGCGGCTCTCTTCTGACAGTCTGAAAATAAACCAAATTATTTAGGAGTTTAAAAATGGAAGCATTCTTGATGGAAAAGGCGAATCTGAAAATTGTCGCCGGTCCAGTTGACCTCAACACAGCAGCAGTGACAGGCGCTCGCGTTTCGATGAAGGATTGCAAGCGCGTGGCGTTTGTTGTTCAAATGGGCGACTCAGTCGGTGCGGCGGTAGACCTTACCCTGCGTCAACACGATGCCGCTTCGGCTGGCACCTCGAAGGACTTGTCAGTAGCGAACCTGTACTATACAAAAGCGGGCACAGCTACCAAGTTTACAAAAGTGGCGCCATCGGTAGCAGCAGCGGCGTATAACTTGGCGGCGGACTTCGCAGCTCAAGAAGGCATTGCGGTATTAGAGGTTCTTGCGGAAGACCTCGATACCAATAACGGCTTTGCTTGGGTGTCGATGGACATCGCTGACTCGGGAGCGGCTAAGCTCGGCACGGTCTTAGCGGTACTCGGCGGCGCAGGCTTGTTGCCTCCATACACACAAGATATCTAAAGTCCCGAAATAGTTCGGACTAATAAAGGGGACACAAGATGTCCCCTTTATTTTTTTAAGAGGTAGGAGAAAATGGAATCAACCGTAAAAATGATGTTTTTCAAAGATGCTTTCTACACTGACCCCGAGGTCCCCCTGTATTCAAAGGGCATTCACGAGGTCCCCGCCAACATGGCTGGAAGATGGGCCAAGAGGGGAGCTGTCCTGGTTTCTGAGCTTACTGATTTAAAGGCCGTGACGCTTCCGACTGGCCCCAATAGTTACTTAGAGACAGAAGAGAAGGACGAGGAAGAGACCTCAGAGAAGGGTAGCAAGAAGACCAAGAGCCGACGATAGTCTTTAGGAGTTACATGGCTTTCAATTTTGGAAACATATTATCAAGAATCCTTCCGTCAAAATATATTGCTCCTCCACGGAGATATATCAGCGGAGTGGGAAATACTCCGATAGACGAAAACACTTCCATGAGTGTCTCAGCATTCTATCGGGGAGTGATTTATATTTCCACTCAGATAGCCAAGCTCCCGTGGGAAGTTAAGGACAGAGATAACAACGTCAAAGAAGGAAAAATCTCGACGCTTTTAGATTTGGCCCCCAGCGATGAGATGAGCGCCCTACAGTGGCGACTTGTGGCCCTGCAAAGCGCGATTATCCACGGCAACGGATATTCAGAAATAGTAAGAGATACTATCGGTCGACCCGTTGCCATGTATCCTCTCCCCTCTAGGTGCGTAGAGCCCTTGCGACTTCCCGATGGACAGCTCGCTTACAAGGTAAGCTCCGAGGGGTCGGAGGATGTCTATCTTCGCCCGATGGATGTCTTTCACGTTAAAAACTTTCACACAAAGGATGGCCTAGTAGGCCAGGGCCTTCTAGCTTACGCCGCCGAGACTCTCGGCATCTCTCGCTCAGCGGATAAAATGGCCTCTGGGATTTTCAATAACGGCGGAGTACCGGCTGGGGTTTTGAAGGTCGCTGGCAAGATGTCCAAAGAGGCCTATGCGAGATTAAAGGAATCTTGGGGCGAGCAGAATGGCGGACGCAAGGCCGGGGGAGTGGCTATCCTTGAAGAAGGGGCTGTATTCGAGGCACTAAACCTTGACCCGGACGTCCTGCAATTCTTGGAGTCTAGAAAATTTGGAGTCCTGGAAATTGCGCGCTTCTTGGGACTTCCGCCGACAAAGCTATTCGATAACACTACCGCCACTTTCTCCAATGTTGAAAATGCCAATCTGGAAGTGGCAACGGACACTCTCGACGCTTGGGCGAGAAACCTAGAGACAGAAGCAGACATCAAACTTTTGAATTATCGCTTCGGCGGTAACTTCACAGAGCTTGATCTGTACTCCGTATTCCGTGGTGACATGACTACTCGGTCTAACTACTTCTCGAAAATGATGCAGACTGGGGCCATCACTCCGAATCAAATACGTGCGCGCGAAGGACTGGCTCCGTATCCAGACGGCGACCGCTACTACATCGCAGTCAATAACTACAGCCCGGCGGACAGGATAGACGAGATTATCGACGCGCAAGTCTCGGGAGGAAAGTCCGATACAGGAAACTCAGAGCCTCCAGAGGACACAGATCCCGAGGACACTCCCTCAGAAAAGGAATTGACCAAGGCTGTAATAGATTTTTTGGCGAAGTAATAAATGAAGAATGAAGTCCTTCTAGCGATTATTTCAAAGAAGATTTCGGAGAAGCTAGAGGGGCTTTCCGATGATCTGCGCGTGCCGCGAGGTCCCCGTGGGCCGCAGGGTCCGCAAGGTCGAGACGGAGAGAGCGGCGCAGGATTTAATTTTGAGGAGCACGCCGAAACTATTCGCGAGTGGGCCAGAGAGTTTTCACTAAAATTTGAAGACTTGACTGAGGACCAAATTCTCAGCCTGAGAGGTCCGCGAGGTCGAGACGGAAAAGACGGAGCGGGATTTAATTTTGGCGCACATAAAGAAGAAATAGATTCCATCATTCGCGACGAGATTGAGAAAATCTCTGAAAGCCTAAAACTTAAATTTTCCGATCTGACAGAAGAAGACAGAATTCTTCTTAAAGGGGAGC